TCGTTATATTTACCAGAATCAATATAAATTATACTGTCGTATGCTAACTTTATTTCTTTACCAGTAAAAGAAGTGTTTGTTTTCTTTCTAGTATTATTAGGGTCTTCTTGTAGGTATACGTAGTATGGTTCGCCTTCAGTGAATGTTGTTACTCCATTATTATTTTGTTACTTTTCTAACCATCCATGGATCAATTTCACGGAGTTCTTTGATTTTAGTATTATTTTTAGTTAATTGAATGAACCAAACTTTAGAACCATCAATATACCAATTACGAATCTTGTCTCCTAAATCCTTTCTATAGATTTCAGACATCTCTTCAAAGTTAGCAATAATTTTTTCTTTTAATTGTTTTGATATTTCAGGTGTTTCTTCGATTTCAATAGTAAAAGGATTCTTTAGGTCGAAATCAACCATTTCTGATACAATTTCCTCAATGGCAAATTCAGCCTCAGGCTTTCTTGCTAATTCTCTATAGCCTTTAATTAGCTCAGCATGTTGTTGTTTGTTCTCGTACTGATAAGAGAATCCAACAATACCATTTTGGATATGACCAAACGAATTGACCACTTCTACCGAAGAATCTTTGTTTGGTACTGGAGTTGGTTCAGAGACCTTTTTAGCGTTCCCAAACTCAAACCCAAATAATTTAGCCATTTGATATTTCCTTTTTAAAAATCTATTTATAGATAAACATAAGAAGCTTCATCTGCGTCACCGTTATCACCAAACATTCCTATTGGTAATAGTTCGCTGATTTGGTCTGCTTTTGCTTCTTCGTAATCTGCGACAAAGTCGTATTGAATCAATTCTTTAAACGAATCCTGTGTAACCAACCAACCAAGTAAAGCCAAGCTCATAACAGTATCGTCATTCTTCCCAGGTTCTGCTGCAAAAGAATTGCCCTTTTGAACAAAGCTGTATAACTCTTGTATAGTGTTATAATCAACAACTCTTAGTTTTCCTGATTCTAAAAGAATCTTTAAACTTGCTAGAGAGTTTGGTTTTATCTTTGAATCTACGGTCAATCCTGTTTTAAATTGACCTCTAAACCCTAATAGATTTTGTTTACCATCTTTATGAGCTATAGTAAGTAGATTCTCGTATTCGTATTCGTAATACATTCTATTGGCGATTTCAACACCATAGTTTATTTCGAACAAAACATATGCTTCGTTGTACTTCTTAGCTATATTTAGTATAGTTTGTCCCATCTGTAAAACTGGTGTTGTTTTGGATCTAAACACAGCAACCTGTTTAAATTTCTTGTTGCTTATTCTTATGACTTGAATTACACTATAATCAGTACCAGCTCCGGATGCTAAGTCAACAAGAAGTACATATTTTCTGTCTTTTAATGGTTTCTCGTATACCGAGAATTCCTCAGTGAATTCAATTGGCGTTTCTGCTTTGAATAAGTTTAATGCATTACCGTCTATTAGGGTAAAAGAAGATCCAAGGAACTGACATCCAAAGTTTTGTTGAAAGTATTGAATTGAGTATGTCTTGATAATCTTTTCTTTCCAGGCTTCGTTTCTTTCCGGTAAACAGTTCCAAGGTACCTCTTGTAATTTGTATTCATTAGACTGTTCTTTAGCACCTTTAACAAGCTCATACCAATGGTTCATACCGTTGGGGGTTGAAGTTATAATAATTTTTGCATTGGTTGAAGAGGCAACTGTTGGTAAAACGGAGTCAGCAAACGATTGCCAATCGTCCACGAAGGCGCAATTATGTGATACGATACCAGATGTATAATATTCGTTTTGTTTTTCAACATTTATTAAATCAAAAAATTCAAATTGACCATCAATGGCCTGAATATCTATTACCTTTGAAATTCCATTTTCGGTGATTATGTTCTCATGTAAAGAGTCAATTGAACAAATAAAATCGTCACCATCCTTCTTAATCATATGCTCAGGTGTACTATGAAGCACCATTCCATTATCAAAAAACAATTTAATGGAATCATTTCTTATTGTTTTCTTTATCCCTTCAAAATCCGAAAATCCAGCCGGTGTTAGAACTTCATGTTTTTCTCTATAGCATTCATCATATAATTCACCTATCTTAATAGACTTTATTTCGCCAGTTTCTTTATCTTTAACAATAAGCGTTTCGTTATATTCAACACACTCATCGGAGTAAACTCCAGAATAGTCAGAACCTACAAACGTAAAACCACGAAACGCGTCTCCGTTTGTAGCAGAAGTCATGATTCTAGACCCATTTTCTAGTGTAATGGATTGTACGTTCCATTTCTTCACGCCTTGTTGCAACCAAATGGGAATACTGTTGAAGATTTTTTTAATCTTGTCTAAGACTTCTGCTGCGCCTTTATAGATGTTAGCAGAAACACCAATTGATGTGTTTTCGTGAAAGTTTGCTGCCCATGTAAACGCTAAAGCAGATCCAACGGTCTTACCTACCTGTCTTGGTGCTGACAATAGGATTCTAGATTCTGTGAGATAGTTTATTAAAAACTCTTCTTGATAATCTCTAAGTTCTGGTATAGCATAACCGGTCTTAGTTAAAACTTTACAATAGTTGAAGATAAAATAGTGCATATCTTCTGCACATTTTCTTATCTCGTCAAAGTGGTATTCGTTTAATGGTAGCATGGTGAATTCAGGTCGTAGTTCCCTGTTACCATTAAACGAAATTGGGTTGCCGTAGTAATCCAGATAATGACCATCCTCACTTATAGGAAGTGCTAGAAGATCATCCGAGTGTTTTGTACCCAGATCATGAATTTTCCATGGAATTTGTTTTGTCATTTTATTGTTTTAACTTTGGATATCCAATCGAGATCTAATTCTTCAACAACAAGTTTATCAAATCGAATAGTTAATATTGGTGTTTTTGGTGATTTAAAATTATTGGGAACATCATATGATATAGTTAGATGTGGGATATATTCAGGATAATCATGGGTAGCACCATAATCATTTCTATAGCTATTATGATAGTCTATTAGTTCTTGCGATTTAAGCTTCAAGACGAATGCCGTAGTTCCATTTGAATTTTTAAACAAATCATAACCAATAACATTACCTGATAAAGAAACATTTTTACTCTTGTAGCCTGGATCGAACCATTTTCTACTATAGCACACAGTGACGTGATATTCGTCCGGCATTATTGTGTTTGGTATCCCAGACGACGCTGCCCACTTATAAAGATCATCCTTAGACTCTTGAGTTAGCCTAGCAGAAACGTAAGTCCCTTTACTATCCTGTTCCTTTAAGAACTCTGAGAATTTAATCACTTGATTAGCCTTGTTTTTCTTTAGTCCAGTTCTTTTCTATATATTCAAAGAACTCTTTCTTTTTCTCATCACTAAGCTCTGATGGAGAACTTACACCAAAATCTTCTAATGTTTTCATGAAGAATTCCTGGTATTCGCCTTTTTCTTCAATTTTCTTTGATTCGTTTAAAAACTCTTTGAATGTTTTAATCATTTTACGTCTCTCATTTTAAGTTTGTATTTTGCACGCTTTAGAATAGACTGAACACCAATCACTGCATCTAAAATAGCTTGGTCTTGTGGTGCTGATATGGTATATATTGCTCTATCTATTTCCATATTTAGTTGAGCACATAACCCCATTAAAAGTTCTTCAGAAACAACAGGTGTTAGATTGAAAGTCTTACTAGCAGTTAACTCGTATCCTGAACCAATATAGAGTTCAGCCAATTCATCTACTGATTCAGCCAATTCTTCGTATAAATCACCAAGAACGTTGTGGAGAGCCAAAGACTTTGACACAATATGCCACATATGTAATTGTGCGACAGCTCCAATTAAATCAGGAACAACATTATTCACTGATGTGTTTTCGTTTAGGTATTGTTTAAATGTTTTAATCATTTCTATCTCCATTAATTTTGTTGCGCTGAAAGTTTCTTTAGGACTTCGTTTATATTTGTTGGAAACACTCCATTGATCTGTGTGTTATTCACAACAGTGTTTCCAGTCGACTGCTCTGGTTTCTTTCTTCTTAGATCCTTTAATTCCTTTAAAGCATCCAATTTTGTTTTAATCATTGTTGCAGCAACTTCGTATGCTCTAGGACTCTCGCTTATTTCAGCCAACTCTAGAATCTTAATTGAAGCATCGTTAGTAGTATTTATAGCATTCTTTAATTCAAGCTCAATATACTTTTCGTTTTCGTCTAAATCATTACTTTCTTGAACAGGAACAATATCATTGCTGATTGGTTTAGACTCAATGATTTCGTATTGAGCCTCTTCAACATTAAACGTTTGCTCTAGAGACTTAAACATTGTTTGACTCATTCAATTGTCTCCTCATATCCACCATCAGATAGTGGGCCACCTGTTGCTATACCACCATTCTTTGCAGCAACCCAATCATCAATTCTGATATTAACAACATCAATGATTCCTAATCCTTCAGTTGATATTGGGCTAAACATATATCCCTTAACTGTAAAGTTTAATGTCCAAATATAGTCATCCCTTTCCATATCTCCACCAAAACCAGAAAATTCATTTTGAACTCCCGTTAGTTCAATTGGAATATCAACGATAAAATCGGGATAGTCTGCTAATGGTTTTATTTTTACTGTTAGCTCTGGTTGAAATCTTGGTAGGATTTGTTCTATGATTTGTAGACCGTCCTCGATATCATCAGAGATAATGGTTAAAGTAAAGTTGAAATTATATGGTACATAGTTCCTTGACCAATGGGCCTCAACACCTTCTTTATAATTATGGATGATGCTTCTACTGGTTTTTCTTGTTACATCAACACCATCGATAGAGAATTCAAACCCCATTCTAGGAAGAGTCATAGTACCACCAGTACCACCATCCTTAGCATGCAAATAGATTTTTGATTGATTTGCAAAATGTAATGGTACTTTTAAATCTCTTGTACCTGTTCTAGTTCTTCGTTTAATGTTGATTCCAGAAAACAGGTGACCAAAGGTAGCGATCATACTTCTTATACTAGCGCTATAGAAATACTCGTTTCCTAACATAGCTTATCCTTAAAATGTCTTGCTGAAAGGGTTGTCAGCATCAAAGTCAGCCAATCCCTCAAAAATTTCATTAACAGCTTCTGATTGTTCAAATTTAGATCGTCTATCCTCGTAATCACCATGAGCCGCAACGGCTGGGTTGGTAGACTCAATATCTTCATCTCTATTTTCCCATTGCCGGCATTGAAGTCTTAATACAGGAAGATGAGCCCCAAACTGTAATCGATTTAACGAATTAATAGATCTGACCTCCCACACAACATCAATCAACGGATTGTTTGTCTTGTGTTGTAAGAACACGATATCACCAATAGCAGGACCATTTGTAAATATCGACTTAAATCTCTTTTCTGCTATAACAAATGTAGCGCCTCGTTCAGTTCTAATACCAAAGCTACTATAAAGCTCATGATTCTCATCAATGTTCTCTACATCTTCGAGAATGGCCTCAATAACTTGTCCACCCGTATAAGCAGCATTTGTTGTGCCAAGTAAAGGGTCGTAATGGAAGTTTTCCCTTGGGATATAGGTGACATCCCAACCAGCAAACTGAATCATTTCTATTGCTAGATCTTCCATCAGCTCTTTTTCTTCATCACTACCATGTTGATTAATATACGGGTTTAGCATGAATTATCCTATTGTCATCATTGGTGGCATTTGGAATTTTTGTTCAATATCTTCTCTCATTCGAGCAATATTTTCTCTGGCATCAGAAGCAATCTGTTCACCATTAAGTTCAATACCACCTGGGAACTGAACATTAGTAAACTTAGTTAGGTTAACACCCCATTGTTCCTTAACAAGCCACATTGCATATTCTTTAA